ATCCGGCACAAAAAAAGTGGCTGGTGCCCTCCACGAGCCGAGAAGGGCTTAGAAGGTTTTTGGAAGAAAACGGATTTTCTTCCGAAGCCGAAGCCCTTCCGGAAATAATCGAAAAGCCAGAATCTCGTTCTCGTGTAGAAGAGGGCGAAAAAACGTACAAGATATTTTTCGATTACAATCCAAAACTTGTGTCAGCAATCCGTGAGGTCGCGGGCAGGCGATTTGTAAGAGAGTCTGGAAGCGAGCCACATTGGACGGTGCCAAAAACAAAAGCGGCAATGCTTGCATTACTGCCAATATTGCAAGAAGGCGAGTTTGTGATGCCAGAATCGGTAAAAGAAGAGATCATGAAGAAACACGAAGCTGCGATAAGCAACCAAAGAGACTCAGGGGCTTATTCGATAGATGAGCCTTTCGAAATCGATGGATTGAGCGGAACGCTCAGACCGTTTCAAAAAGCGTGCGTAAAGTACATTGCAAGCAACCCAAAAACGATAATAGCCGATGAGCCGGGACTCGGGAAGACGATTGAGGCGCTGGCGGCTGTGCAACACCTGAACGCATATCCGGTGGTTGTTGTATGTCCTGCAACCTTGAAACTTAACTGGAGGCTTGAAGCGAAACGGTGGCTACCGGGGAAAACGGTGGAGATTTGGGAAAAAGGTAATCAGCGAGCAGCGGATATCATTATAACTAACTACGAAATGATGCCAAAGCAAGAAGCTGAAATACGAGAATTAGAGCCAAAAGCATTGGTATTTGATGAAAGCCACAAGCTCAAGAATAAAAAAGGAATCCGAACAAAAGCGGCGTTGGCATTGTCGAAAGACATCGAGGTCGTGCTTGAATTAACAGGTACGCCAGTGATGAACCGTGCGGAGGAGCTTATCAGCCAACTAAAGATTGTTGGACATCTGGAGGATTTAGGCGGAGAGTGGACGATATTGCGGCGGTATTGTTGGAACAGTGACAAGACAGAGGAATTCAACCGGAATCTACGTGCAACCTGCTTTGTACGACGCGAGAAAGATAAAGTGCTGGATGAGTTACCCAAAAAGCAGCGGATAGTAGTCCCTGTGGCAGTAAGCCTCGCCAATTACAACAGGCGAAAGAAAGAGGTAATCGAATATATAGCTCTCAAGATGAAGGCGGACGAAGAGCTGATGCACGCGATAGAAGGGAAAACAAAAGAAGAAAAAAAAGAGATCATACAGCGGCATCGTAAGACACAAAAGACGTTATCTGCCCTTCTGCCGGAGATTGAAAGTCTAAAGCAAAGCGCAGCCGAAGCAAAGATGGATTCGGTGATAGAATGGATTAGAGACTTCATCGAATCAGAAAAAAAGCTCGTGGTTTTTGGGCATCATCAAAGTGTCGTACAGAGAATTGCGAGCGAATTTGGGGTTGAGTATATCAATCAACACACTGCGCTGAAAGACAGGCAACGGTTGGTGGATGATTTTCAATGCAACCCAAGCACGAAAATTATTGTTGGAACGATCGGAACAATGGGCGTTGGGCTGACACTTACAGCGGCTCAAGATGTGCTGATGGTAGAACTTGGGTGGAACGCGGCACAGATGGATCAAGCGGAAGACCGAATCCACAGAATAGGTCAGAAAGGATCGGCGACAGCGTGGTATATCGTGGCAGAAGGCACAATAGAAACAGAGCTGATGGAAATGATCGAGCAAAAGCGCGCCCTTGCGACAGAGATTACAGAAGGCATAGGGTCTGCGTCCGCGCGAGAAGCCCTTGAAAGAATTATAAAAACGCTCCTTGACGAATAATAATATAAAAAAATGATATAATTGACTATATAAAGGAGGGGAGAAAATGACAAAAAACGTATGTATCTCAATAAAAAATTTTTCCACATATCAACACGCGAAGGCGGTTGCGGCGTTACGCGGCGAAAAGCTTTCACGCGTGATTGAAAGCCTGCTTGAAAAGTACGTAGAAAAAAACACAGTGAATAGCACGAACCGAGTGGAATAAAAAATAGGGGGGGAGAACAGGCAATGGTACAGTTGAAAGAGCTCAGAACGAACGACAGAAACCCGCGAATAATTAAAAGCGAACAATTTGCGAAACTGGTTAAGAGCATCAAGGAGTTTCCTGAAATGTTGAAGTTGCGACCCTTGATCGTGACCGATAACGGGGAGGTTATCGGTGGCAATATGAGATACAAAGCATTGGAGAGTCTCGGCTATGAAGAGATTTCAGACGATTGGGTAATGTGCGCCTCGGATCTTACGGAAGAGCAAATAAAACGATTCATTATATCCGACAACATAATAATGGGCGAATGGGATTTTGACATCGTTTTTAGCGACTGGGAAATAGGCGAATTAAAAGATTGGGGCTTTGATGTTTCACTTTTGGACTTGCCGGATACTATGTTAAGTGATAACGAGGAAGAAGAGAGCAAAGAAGAAACCAGCACACTCAAAAAGTATAAATGCCCAAAATGTGGGTTCGAATTTAGCGAGTGACCGGTATGAAGATTGCCGCATATATTCAAAGAAAATACGCCAAAGAGGCATACAAGAACGAATGTTATAATGCGCGGCTATGGGTTGGCTTAGAAGTCGTAATAGATTCGCTCAGGCGTGCTGGGTACGAAGTCGAATATACGGAAAAAAACAGTGTGGAAAATTACGACGTAATTCTGGTTTCTATCACAGCTGATTGCGATTGGCTGTCGTTCTTGGAAGAAAGAAAAGACTGGAAAAAAGGCGATTATATAATAATCTGTGGCGGTGCCGGTGTGTTGAATATTCGCCCTTTTCTTGAGTATGTCGACGTTTTTGTTTTTGGGCGTGGCGAGGAAACAGCCCCGAAAATTGTGAAGGAATACGAAAAAGGTGGGCGGTATCAAGATGAATCCGTTGTGTGGGCGAAAGACTTTGATCTTGAAAAAGAATATTACATTGCACAAGCAAAAGAATTATATCCGTATAAAGTGGAGTTGCCTAACGGGTTTGAATACGAAGAAACCGCACTCGGTTGTCCGAACAAATGTTCGTTTTGTGCTTATACGTGGCACAGAGATTATATTGGGGACGGAACATATCAGATGTCAAAATTGTCGAACAGAACAACAATAGACAAAACGGAACGAACTATCGCGGATTTGTTGAAAATTCCCGTAGAAAATTGGTCTGATGACGGGCTGGTAAAAACGATAGGATTAGACGGGATGTCTGAGAGGCTGAGATTCAGAGTAAATAAAAAAATCTCAAGTGAGATGTACCGAAATGTATTGCGGGGTTTGATCAAACAACCAAAAACAACAGAATTAAAGGTGTTTTGTGTTATTGGCTATCCAACGGAGTCAAAAGAGGATTGGCTCGAAACGCTCGAGGATATAAAAGCCGCGGAACCCGAAACTTTCACAGGCGAAAAGCAAGAAAAATTATTATATCATTTTACCCCGTTTAGGGCGATGCCCGCAACACCTGCTGCAACTTGGGAGATGCCAAAGGAAAATCTACGGGGTTTAATATCTAAAACATTAAAAAAGCCTAATATGCCCGGGAACGTATTCTATCAAGGTAAGGCGTTTTGGGCTTTGGAGAGTTTCGCGACCGATCATTTGTATGCGGTTATATTGTCTGCTTTGGTACTTAGAGGGGTAGAAAAAGATTCGCGGGCGGTGGACAAAATAATAAATGCAAAAGGGTTTGATTCTTTACGTGCATATAAAAAAGTCATCTTTTTGGATAAAATCCTTGACATAGACAATCTATTCCGAAAATACACAAAAGAGGATTTGCCGACGAAATACTTAAAAAAACGGGTGCAAAGAAAAGGAGAGAGCAAATGATAAATAATGTTGGATTTCAAAACAAAAAAGTGACAAAGCAAAACAAAAAGAGGTGAGAAAATGGAGCAAAAAAGAGGTCATGCGGGAGGTCGCCCGACGGTTATTTCAAAAGAAAAAGTAGAAAGCTTGTATAAATATCTGAAAATCGGATCATATCCGGAAACTGCCGCGGCAGCCGCCGGGATTTCAAAGACAACTTTCTACAAGTGGCTAAAATACGGGCGCCGAGTCATTGAAAACAGCGAGAAGAGATACAAAAAAATAGCGGAAAAAGATCGCGTCTTTGTTGAGTTTGTGAACGCCTATGACGAAGCAATCGCAATTGCCGAGATGCGAGATTTGATAGTGATTGACAAAGCAGCTCAGGAAGACTGGCGTGCCGCGGCTTGGCGGCAAGAGCGGCGAAACCCGAAGCGGTGGGGGCTTCGGCAGCAGCAAGAGATTGAGGCGACGATAAAAGAGGTGCAGCCGTTCAGAAACGAAAAAGAGTTTTTGGAATCGATTAGGGAAATAGCAGAAGCTGCGAAGGAGTTTCCGAATAATTGTGAAGAAGTAGGAAATGCTGAAACAAACGAATGAGGGGCGAGAACTTACAGACGGCGAAAGAATCATTGATAGCAATCTGCGGCATCTTTATCACAACGAGTGGATAAAGAGCCGCCCGGGGAAAAAACAGCTTCTCTTTTTGACGTTACCTCAAACCGAGCTTTTGTACGGCGGTGCGGCTGGCGGTGGAAAGTCAGAAGCATTGCTTACCGCAGCGCTAATGTATGTTAACGAGCCGGATTATTCCGCGTTGTTGCTTAGAAAAACCTACGCGGAATTATCACTGCCCGGGGCACTTATGGAGCGGGCATTTTCGTGGCTATTTGGCACGGCGGCAAGGTGGCGGGACGATCGAAAAACTTGGGTGTTTCCGTCTGGGGCGACTTTGTCTTTTGGCTATTTGGATTCCGAGAACAGTAAGTACCGTTATCAGTCGTCAGAATTTCAATTCATTGGGTTTGATGAGTTGACGGCGTTTCGAGAGAGCGATTATCTTTATCTTTTTTCAAGATTGCGAAAGAAGGCAGATTCGAATATTCCGCTTCGCATGAGGGCGGCGAGTAACCCGGGAGGCATAGGGCACGATTGGGTAAGAGAAAGGTTCTTGAGGGGAAAAAAGCTTTTTATTCCCGCGACGTTGGAGGATAACCCGCATATTAACAGGGAAAAATACGAAGAATCGCTTAACAAACTTGATCTTGTTACAAGGCGGCAGTTGAGATTTGGGGATTGGGAAATAAAAGCAACCGGAAACAAGTTTCGTCGTGATTGGTTTAATGTTGTTAGAGATTATCCCGCCGATTTCAAGAGTGGCGTTCGTTTCTGGGATTTTGCAGCGACAGAACCAAAGAAAGGTGGTGACCCCGATTATACGGTTGGAACACTAATAGTCGAGAAGGGCGGGTTATATTGGGTGGTAGATGTTCAACGTATTCGGGGAACCCCACAGAAGGTAGAGCAACTCGTCAGGGCGATAGCGGCATCCGATTATGCTAACTACGGGAATAGAGTCATAACGGCAATCGAAGAAGAACAAGGATCATCCGGGAAGATCGTCGCGGACAACTACACTCGCAATGTGCTGAGAGGTTATACCGTCAAGTTTGTGCGTCCGACAGGCTCAAAAGAAGTACGTGCAAACCCGGTGAGTGCCGCTTTTGAACGTGGTACAATCAAAATCGTGGGCGGAAATTGGAACAACGCATATATCGATGAATTAACCGCATTCCCGTCGGCTGGTGTACACGATGATCAGGTCGATTCGACAAGTGGGGCGTATAATATGCTTAGTAGAACCTTCGCACTTCGGCAGGGAAGAATAGAAGTATAACTCATAAAGGGCAGGTGACCGGATGAAAAGCTTTCAGGAATTGATAAATGTTTTTTTCGGAACGTATACCGAAGCTTATTGCAAGGCAAATGATCTCTTTGTGGCATATAAGAAAGACGGGGCTACAATAAAAGCTAAAACAAGGATGATTGAGAACTTTCAACAAGAACTCGTTAAAATTGACGCCGGGTATATCATAGGCGGTTGGCAAGAATATATTGTGGACGACGAAACCGGGAACGCCAAACGGCTGTTGCTTGACATTCTCAAAGATAACAACTGGGAGGCGGAACAACTCAAAATTATTTTGCAGGGGCTTATACTTGGGACAACGGCGTTTCGTGTTGGCAAAGATATGAGTGGGAAGGTGCGAATAAGCCACATCCCAATCGCTTCGGCACTTATAAGTCGCTTTGGTGATGGCTGGATTGTAGAAACCAACGTGGAAGATAATGGGCACATGGCTATGCTCCGTGAGATTTCGACTTCGCAATTCTATCGTCGGGAGAGAAACGGCGTGCCAGAATTTGAAGCGGATATATCGAGTTATGGAATCCCGTTTATAACTGTTATTCCAAATCGCCCGACGATTGACCCAAACTTTTCGAGCTGGCAGGGTGAACCCGAATGGCGAACGATCCAACCACAGCTTGATGAGATCAATTCGTCTTACAGCAGGCTTTCAATGATCGAAGATCGTTATGCTAACCCGCTATTGATTGTTAAAGGGATAAACGACACAAGTGATTCGGAGATAAAAAAGGATTCGAACGTGCTTTATCTGCCAGAAGGCAGCGATATTTCCTTTTTGGAATATCAGGGTAATATTTTGTCGCCTTGCTTGGAAAAGATTCGAGAATTGAAACAATCGGTAAAAAACAAGTGCCCCGAGCTGATCTTACAAGACCTTACGGCAGTAAATTCCGGCTACGCCCTGAAAATCCGGTTGCAATCGTTGAAGCGAAAAATAAGTACCTTACGGGCAACGTATTTTTCGGTCTTTGAAAATTATTTCAACGTGCTGTTGAAAATGGCTACAGGAAATGATTACGCGATATCGATAAAAGCAGAGGATGTTATTCCGGAAGATACGGAATCGCTATTAAAAGAATATATCGCGTTAAGAGGGCTTGGGATACTGTCTGATAGAACGATTGCGGAATCCCTGGGGTACGATTACGATGAAGAGCAAGAGGAAATAGCTAAAGAGGTGCTTAATCCAAACAAAACGCAAGAAGAGGAAAAAACGGAAGAAGCAGGGGTAGAAGAGTAACGGCGGGGGTGGTGAAAGATGATAGTTTCGTACGATCCGAAGATAGAAAAGGAACTGTATCGCAAGCTGATCTCTGCTGAAAAAAAATATATTTCCAAACTTGAATATTTGTTATCGACCGGGCAAACTATGACGCCTAAGACGCTTAAACACAAGATTGCAAAGGCAGAAAAGATGTTAAAAAACGTCACCGCGGACTTCAAAAAAGAGTATGTGGGAAATATGGAAGCGTTTTTCGAGAGAACGATAGAAAACGTATTCAAAAACGAACTAAAAATAGTGGCGGTGAATTGGAACTCAATTTCGAGGAAAGAATTTGAAAGGCTAAAAGTCGGCGGGTTGGCGTTTATGCACAATTACGAGGAAAACATAATCAAAAAGGTTCAGACCGAACTGTATCTGTCCTTTCTTAATGGAGAAAGTTACACTGATGCGTTCAAGCGAATAAAACCGTTCGGGAATGATCGTTCTCGCCCGAAGGTTATGGTTCGGGATCAAATGGAGAGAGTCTATCAAGCGTCGATCGTCGAGGCATATGGGGCAACTGGGCACCCGCAAGATTTTTTGTATTATTGGACGGGTCCCGACGACGAACGAACGACTGATATTTGCACGGATAGAAAAAGCAGGAATCCTTACACGTGGGAGCAGGTTTGCAGTATGGATTCTCACCCGCATATCCAATGTCGGCATCGGTGGGTTGCGGAAATGACAAAGACGTCGGAAAAGAGTATCTGAGAAAAGGAACGGTTTGGAATTTTCGGGCAGTCAAAAACTGCGATGATATAGTCCGCAAAAAAAGAGCTAAAAGAAAAAAAAGAAAGAAAAGAACCAAAAGAAAGAAAAAAAAGAAAGAAAAGAAAGAAAATAAACAAAGGGAAGAAAGGAAAGAAAGAAAGGAGTGTAAATGCTTGTGCATAGCAAATGCATAGCAAATGCATAGAGGTGCATAGAAGAGGCATAAGCGGAAGAAGCAGCAGCACCTGAAAATAATTGTCGTTGAAAGAAAATGTGATATAATAAAACACTCACAAGGAGGAAAAAAATGGCAGACAAAGAATTTGAATCAAAACCGCAGGAAAACACAAAAACTACCGGAATATCTGACAATCCGCAACGAACCGTGTCCGAGGTTGAAAAAAATATTGACGTAAACGGTATCGGGGCGGGGTTGGAAGGAACGGGCGGCGATCAAACAAAGGCGGGGTTGAAGATGTATACCGAGGAACAGATGAGAGATCTTTTGCAGAGAGAAGCAGATAAGAGGATAACCGAAGCTCAAAAGACTTGGCAAAAAAAGATCGATGCATTAAAGACCGAGATTGAGATGTCGAAACTTTCGGAAGAGGAAAAAGCGAAAGAAATTTCGAAGCAGAAAGAAAAAGAGCTTCAAGAAAAAGAGCAAGAGATAATGCGGCGGGAGGCGGATTTCAACACCATGAAGTTGTTGGCGGATGAAAAGCTGCCAACTGAATTGTTGGGCGTCTTTGAAAGCGTGCCAGATATGGACAAGCGGATAAAGGCGATTAGATTATATCGCGAGATATACAACAAAGCTATCGCGGAATATAAAAACGAACGCGAAAAAGGGTCGTTTCATCTGTTGAGCGGCGCAAAACAATTCTCAAAAGAAGAGATCGCGAAGATGACGCCACAGCAGATAAACGAAATATTTGACAAAGACCCCTCTTTGCTTTTAGGGTCAAAAGAACGCTAAAGAAGGAAGGAGAGCGAAATAGATGGCATTAGATGGATTCATCCCTGAGATATGGAGCGCAAGGCTGCTGTCTCATCTGGATAAAGATCTTGTATTCAAGCAACTGGTAAATACGGATTACGAAGGCGAAATTTCCAACTATGGCGACACAGTACGGATCAATCAGGTTGGTGATGTGACCATTAAGGATTATACGCGGAACGCTAACATGGAAGATCCCGATGAACTCGGTGGGGCACAGCAAGTACTATCTATCGACCAATCTAAGTATTGGAACGTGCAGGTTGACGATCTTGATAAAGCGCAGCAAAACCCAAAACTTGTGGATCAGGTAGCGGCGCGTGCGGCTTATGCAATCGGAAACACAATCGATAGTTATATTGCGGGATTCCACGCGAACGCTGGCATCAAACTTGACAATGGCGGTTCTGGTTATACCGTCGGATCGGGCTCTAGCGAAAAAAACGCATACGATCTCGTTGTCGAAATCGGCGTGGAACTTGACGAAAACAACGTCCCCGCTTTTGGGCGTTGGCTGGTTATGCCGCCTTGGTTCCACGGAATGCTGTTAAAAGCTGACGAGTATAAGCTCGCCTTTGCGGATTACAAGGCGAAAGGGCTTATTCCCGAGATCGCAGGGATCAAGATTTTGAAGAGCAATAACATCAAGACAGCCAGCACTTCGCATTATCTATTGGCAGGGACGTCGCTTGCAATAAGTTATGCAGGGCAGCTCGCGAAAATCGAAGCGTATAGAATGGAGAAGCGGTTTGCTGATGGGCTGAAAGGGCTTTACCTGTATGGCGCGAAAGTAGTTATGCCAAATGCACTCGCGAAAATTGTCGCGATAAAAGGCACATAGGCGGTGATGAATATGAGGAAAACAAAACTGTTTTTGACGCTCTTGATTTTGGCTGTTGTTACTGTACTTATTGGCGCGACGATAACGCCGACGCTTATTAGCCGAAACACAATCACGAACGTCACCGCTCAGTCGCTCACCGCGAGCGGGACAATGACTTTTTTGTATGAGGTAGATTCGAAGATCGGCTTTTTCGTCGACCTAAAACCGACAGATGCTACAAGCCCAACGATTACGCTAACGATCCGAGCAGGCGACTTCGGTGGGAGCGGTGAAGGAAGCATATCACTTACACACGCGACAACCGCAGAACTTTTTTACGTTATTCCTCCCCTTGAAAGTTGGAGATTCGTCCAAGCCAGTGATACGACAGTAAGTTTCTATTTTGAAAGTGCAACAAACACGAGCATTAAGGTCTATCCGTTCCAATTCTGGTAAAGCTGGGGAACTTCCCCGGCTTTACTTTGTTTCAAGTAGCGAGGTGGAAAGATGGCAGACACGAATCTCACAACATTAAGATTGTGGCTAAAAGATAGCGGCAAAACACTTTTCTCGGATGCTGAGCTTACCTCCATACTTACAAGAAATGGGGCAATCGTTGATGGTGCGGACGTAACGCTGACCAACAAGATGTTGGATTTATCACGTGCGGATGCTTACGAGTTGCTTACAGGCGACCCTGCAAAATTCAACTCTTACTCAATTGGCGGGGTTAGCGAAACGATTTCAAAAGAGCTGCTGCTGCAGATGGCAAAGGATTTGAGAAAAAGATATATCATCGCCATAGAGGATATCGAGTGATGCGAGTACCGTGGAAATTCTATGAGCTTACGCACCGAAGAGTGGTAGGATCACCGAGTTTCAACGTTTCGACCGGGGCTGTTACCGAAACAACGCAAGACAACGTGGTATCTGGATACATTGTGCCATCAACACCGCAGGATATAAGCAAAGGGTTTCAGGTTGGCAGCTACAAATGCTTTGCCATCGGGGTGGCAAACTTGCCGATCGTGAAACAAGACAAAATAGTGTGTGGTACAACCGTCTACACAGTTCGGAACGTGCGGGATTGGGTAGGTTCTGGGCTGTATGAGTTGGAGCTTATCGCGTGATAACGATACAGCTTGCAAAAGAAACGAAAGAAGCTTTTCAAAAGGCTTTGGAAAAGCACAAAAAAGAAGTAGAAACGGCTTGTGAGTATGCTCTTCAAAAGTTTTTGATGTTGCTCGAAAAGGGAATCGCAGAACATATTGCGAAAAATAGTACGAACACAGGGCAACTATTGCAAAGTTTGTATCAGAAGCAAAAAGGTTTAGAAGGTGAAGTTGGGGCGACCGCGGCACACGCCCCGTATGTTGAATTTGGCACGCGTCCGCACAGACCGCCGTTCGCACCAATTCGCGAATGGGTTTGGCTCAAAAGACACGACCTTGGGATTCCCGACGAAGCGGTGTATCCTTTTGCAAAAGCCGTATGTGACGCGATAGCACGCTATGGGACAAAAGAGCGGCGACCGTTTCGAGACACGATTGAGGCAAACGAAAAAACACTGAACGATTTGATCCTGAAAGCAATCGAAGAGGTGGCACGATGACGATCTTGATCCCACAGTTGAATCTAAAATTTTCGCAATCGATAACAGGAACAAGCGTAATATTCGGGTATACAGACAACTTAAAAACCAAAACCGAGTATATCTTGATCGACTATGAAGGGGCGGCAAAAGACAGTGGGGCAACTCCAATGGTGCAAGAGCTTAGGCTCAGAGCCGAAGCCTTTACAAAATCCACAACAAACGCCTACGCGATTTTCACGCTGGCAAAAAAAGTCTTGGATGTGTTGAAGCATAAGATAAAGCTGGCAAACGGGGAAGTGGTCGAATTTACGAGGATAACATCAAACTATTTCGATGTGGAAGTTGGAAAAAAAGCGGAAATATCCGCGACAGTAAAATTTTGGAGGTGAACAATAGATGGCAGGCGAAGTAACAAAGAACAGGCGTGATGGGACGCTTACGATTATTGACGGCTCCGGGACACCAGTGGAAACACTTGTCGAGTTTGCAGAGGGCGACTTTACGTACAACGAACCGACGATGAAGGAACCAATAGTCATAAAAAATCGTAAAGGCGAGCTAAAGTTTTTGAAGGTGGATGATAAATTTTCGGGGTTCGGGCGCGTTTCTTTTTCGTTCCAATATCAAAACAAGACAATCCGCGAACTGCTTTCGGATCCGGAGACTACGTCAGCGGTTGCTGACGATAAAATCCATTCGAACTACAAAACCGTGAATCTTAAATTTGTGCTTAACAACGAGTCTGGGGCACCCGAAGAAACGCACACGCTTTATAACTGCCGATTCGCAAGAGGAAACGTGAAGTTTAAGGAGGGAAACGAGTACAACACAATATCGGCAGAAGGTATTATAATGGGAAAGATCGACAACGGCGTCCGCAAGTTTGTCGCCGTGACGTAGAAGGGGGAGGTGAAAAGAACATGAGCGTCGTAAAAAACAAGAGAGATGGTGAGTTATCGGTAACCTGTGGGGTTGCATCAGCGTCTGTCACGGCGGCATTGGATTTCTGCGAAGGTGATTTCGCTTATGAAGACCCCGTGGAAGGGGAACCTATCGCGATTCTGAATAGAATCGGCGAGTTGGATCACGTAAAGGCGAACGACCCACATAACGGATTTGGCAAATGCACTTTTTCCGCGAAGTACGTCAACAAGAACATAAAAGACAAGTTATGCGCCCCAGTGGCGACAACGGCGGTAGAAGCCGACGGCATTCCAAGCGTGTTTCGTTGCGTGAATATGGAATTGGCTTTGAAGGACGAAGCGGGTGCCCTTGAAGAAACAATCTATGTGTACAACGTGTTTTTCGATCCCGGGAAGGTTGTTTACAAAGATGGCGACAATTATTCCACGCTTACAGCCGAAGGGTATGTCTTTGGGAAGTACGACAATACCGCGGATAACGACAGGCGGTTCAGCAAAACCGTACCGAAAACCTAATGGCAAGCTACGGGAAACGGGACGCGTTTTTGAACCTCATATATAATGGAGAAAGTATAGCCCTCTTATTCGCAGAGGGCTTTGCTCCAATCCACGCGTATGAGATGCACAGTTATAAACCGTTGAATTCCCGGACGTATCAGAAAAAGATAATTGGGCAGCGTTATTCTTTTGGGGTTGATGTTCTATATCTTGATAACTTCTACGCCGTATCGCAGTACGCGACAATGCTTGATGAATTTGGGCGGGCGGCTTTGGGGCAATGGGCGTTTGGAACAGCTTGGGCTTATGGTGACGATGGCTTGCCGGTTATACCCGATATGCGGGAGAATATAGCAACTGTTTTCGACTATATTGCGGAACATCGCGAAACGTTTGATTTTGAGGTTATCGACTATGCGGATAGCGCTAAAACGCTTTTTCACCACGTGCTTTACAAAAATTGCCTGATAGAAAGTTTGAGCCGCAATGATGATAAAGTGATTAAAAAGAACATAAAGATAGTGGCGGAAAATATTACATCGTATGCGTAAAAAACGAGAGGAGAAAAAAAAGATGGAACTTAAAGGATTTGATCAGAGTAGTGCGGGAGTTTTTAGGCAAAAAAAAGATTATCGAATCACGTTTCCAAACGGGGAGAGTATAACGTTCCCGTTAAAATCGCTGCCGACGAACGTCGCAGATATTATATCGGACGCGCTTCCATATCCGGCGGCACCAAAAAAGTTTGACCGGGAAACAAAGACTTGGGGGCAAGACCTGTCGTCACCGGAATATCTTAAAGAAAAATCGAAGATAGATGCCGCCAGAACCTACGCGTTAGTTATTTATGGGATAGACGAATCCCTTTTCCCGATACAAGGCAACACGTTGCTTGAAAAGATTGATACCCTCATTAAGACCGAAATCCCGCTTGGATACTTTTCGAAGATTGCAAATGCAGTAGGTGAGTTGTCCGGCATATCGTCGGACGAGTTTCGATAGTGCGTTCGAACTATTCGGCGGCGATGAGGCGGTAGAAACCTATAAAGTGCCATTGAAGTATCAGATTTATGATATAGCCGCGGAATATTGGCATATTCCAAATGTGGAAGAGGTTTTAAGTACGATGAGCAAAAGACAACTTACTTACTGGTTAGCTTACCGATCCGTTAGAAGTAAGATCGAAGAACGGCGAATGGAAGAAACCAAAAACAAGCAGAATTAAAAAACAAAAAAACAGCAGATAGTGTAGATCGCAAACGTTCGAAATTTACCGTCCTATCGCTCGTATAAAAGCGTTTGCCCCGTTCCGTGATAAAAATATCACGGATAAAAAAACTAACGATTTTGGAGGCGATTAAACGGTTTTTAAAAATCTGACGCCATCGAGGTGATAGAGTGGCAGGAACAGTAGAATTACCGGCATTACTTGCAAAGATTAAGATAGACGACAAGGAGTATAAGGCGGGCATTGGAAATGTGCAAACCGCTCTTGACAAACTTGAACAAAAGATGAGATCGACCTTCTCATCAATGGAAAATATCGGAAAAAAAGCGGCGATACCCTTTGCCGCTCTTACAGCGGCATTAGGAGGAGTTACGAAAGCGGCCGGCGACCTTGAAACCGCAACAATCAGGTTATCGGCGGCTGTTCAGGGCGACACGAAGGAATTTGCGTACTTTGCCGATGCAGTCAAGCGGGTTCGTGCTGGTTCGGAGGAAACGCTAACAACGATTACGAATGTTATGGCACGGGCGAAGCTTCTTGGTACTGAACTCGGGCTTACAAACGAGCAGATAGCGGAATTGACGCTCGTTTCCGAAAATCTTTCTACCATATGGGGCGGCGATATGCAGACCGCCCTTGAAGGTTTGATGTACGGAATGGCAGGAATGACACGCGGTTTGAAACAATATGGAATATTTGCCGATGACGTGCGTTTGAAAGAGCGGTTGCGGGCGAAGGGTTTGAACGATGACCTGAATCTTTTAACTGCAACACAGAAAAGCCAGTTGATTTACGAGACGATAATGGAAAGCGTACAGGGGCAATTAAAAGAAGCCAATGCGGCAGGGGCGTCGTTTAATACGCAGGTTGCAAGAGTTAAAAACGCATTTATCGACCTTGCGGCGGCGGTAGGGAAAAACTTTCTCGGCGACTTCACAAAGTCGATTACTTCATTCGCGGATAAAATCATCGCAATCTCGCAAAGCCCCGCACTCACCGAATTGATAGCGCGGTTACTAAAAATCGGCGTCGTTCTCACGGGGGTTGGCGTCGCAATCGGGATTATAGGCAAACTGGGTAATATATCTTTGTCCTTGCTGCACGCGGGATTCACGATGTTGACGAACCCTATACTCATTACAGTCGCGGCGATTGCCCTGCTACTGGCAAATCTCGATAAAATCCGCGTTGCTTGGGATACGGCGAACATCGAGAATATGGGTGAATATTGGAATCAGCTTGTAACGAGTTTAAGCACAGGGGATTTTTCTGGTGCAATAAGTGCTGGTTTGAAAATTGTCATCGCCCCGATTAAGTGGTTATGGGAAGGTATCGAGGAAGCATATACCTCGTTAGCGGGAATTATTGGGGAGGATATACGAACATCAGTTGATGCCCTAAAAACCGCTATTGACAAAGGAAATTATTTCGAGGCGTTAGGATTCGCTCTTGGGGTTGTGGCAAACGCAGTATGGCAAGGTATCGAATGGGGGATGGCGACAGCCACGCTTATTAGCGAGAACATAGGAAAAGAATGGGAAATTCAAAAAGCGGTTATCGAAAACGAATGGAACACAGGAAGCAAGGCAACGGCGGCGATAGCGGCGGTAGTATTCGCAACTTGGAACGGAATAAAGTGGACGGGCAAACAGTTTGAAGAAGCTGGTAAAACCCTTTCGGCGGTTATAAACGAAGATTGGGATACACAGGTTGCGGCGGTCAAGGCATTATGGGAAAACGGGGATAAACTTGCGGCAACGATTGTAGCGATTGCTACTGGCACTTGGCAAGGGTTGAAATGGAGTTGGAAACAAGCCGAAGGAGCATATAACACAATCTCGGAAGTAATAAATGCGGATTGGGAAACCCAAAAAGCGGCAATACAAGGAGAATGGGATAAAGGGAATTATATCAGTGCTGTTATCACCGCGGCGGTAACCGGTACTTGGCAGGGCTTAAAATGGGCTTGGAAACAAGCAATCGGAGCATATAACACAATTTCAAGCGTGATAAATGCAGACTGGGAAACGCAAAAAAAAGCTATTGGTTTAGCGTGGGCTGGAGGCGATTACGTATCAGCGATTATAACCGCCGCAGTCACGGGAACTTGGCAAGGGTTAAAATGGGCGTGGGGTCAAGCCAAAAAGACATATGAAACTCTTTCCGCTGTTTTGGGTGAGGATTGGGAAACACAGAAAGCCGCAATCGGAACGTTATGGACTTCCGGCGATTATCTGGCGGCTGGAATCGTAGCGGTTGCAACCGCAACATGGAGCGGGTTAAAATGGGCGTGGGGTGTAGGCGAAACCACGTACCAATCACTTTCGAAAGTTTTAGGCGAAGACTGGGAAGTACAAAAAGCCGAAGTAGTGAGATTATGGAACGGCGAAAAGAAAATCGAAGCGGGGCTGGTTGCCTTTGTATCGGCGGTTTGGAGTGGTATTCGTTGGGGAATCGTGCAAGGCGAGAAGACTTGGGAAACGCTGTCTTCCGAAATGCTTAGCGATTGGGATACGCAACTTGAGGCAATAAAAAAATTGTGGCGAGAAGGCGATTACGTAGCAGCGACAATATCGGCGGTCGTTATGGCTTCTTTCCAGGGCGTGAAATGGGTTGCCGGAGTAATCGGCGAAATCGGCACTCTCGTTAAAACGGCTTACGAAGCCTCTTCGCTCAAAACTGATATAGAGGCGTTCAAAAAAGCAGCTGGAGAAACGGGATTTTCCGTCGCTACGGTTGAAGCTGGAATCAACGTGATTTTAAGCGCGGCTGGAATTGTTGTAAACGTTCTCGTTTCTGTATGGGAAACGGTAAAAAACAAATTGGCGGTTGCCCTTGGATTATCTACAACCGAAGAAACGGCAAAGAACATCGGGGCGTTCGACGTTATCGCTCAGCTTGTTATCAACATCGGTAATATAGCAATTTCGGCGATAACATACGTTGCGGATTTTCTCGAGGGGATTGTCAGAAGCGTTTCAAACTCATTGAGAGAAAAGATTTTCGGCGGTGAGAAAAAGGCTTTTGACGAACCTATAAACATCGGCGATGTTGCGATAATACTTTCCGGAGTCATTCGCCTTGCGTCAACGGCGTTTACCGTTGCAACAGATTTTTTTAATTCGATGAACGCCGCAATAGAAGCGGAAGTGAAGAAGCTGAAGACCGCGAATCAAAAAATCTCCGTAGGGGTCGACGTGTCAATGGACGCGGAAGCAGAAATACTCACGAAGGAAATTAACGCTTTTGCGGCGAAGGTATGGGGATTTTTCAAGGCGGGTTTTTTGCTTGTTGCGAATATTGGTGAATTGATAGCGGAAGCATTTCAAAAAGCCTTGACGGATTTTACCGGTTCACCGGAAATTGCCAAACTTATAACGAAAATATCGGAAACGCTCGTGTTTGTTGTAACGCTTAAACTCGCAGTTGATGCCTTGACTGCACTTGCTGGCACGATAATGTCAACGCTTGGTCTTGTGAAAGGCGCGGCTGGTGCAGCGGCGGGTTATATTCTACCGGTAACGATTCTGTTTGCGATGTCTTTTCTCGGTGACTCGGTGGAAAAGCCCGTTGAAGAAGTAAAAAAAGTGTTCGAAAGTATTAAACTTTTCCCTTCATTAAAGTTAAACGAAGCCGAATACACGAAGGATTTCAGCGATTTTCAAAAGAGATTATACAAAGCGTTAAGCGAAAGCAAAGAGAATCCGATACTTGGGGGCATCGCAAATCGACTTCTGGAAGTATCGGGGAAATCTGGAATATTCAAAGAATTGGAGGCTGGTTTTGACGCTGCTTTAATATACGCGTATGATTTCCTTGACCGACTCGGAATCATGATACAAGATTGGGTACAAAAGCAACTCGGAAAAATCCCCGGCATCGGCGAAATGCTTGTAGGGAAAAAAGACGATGTCGAAAAGGTGCAGGAATTACTGAAAGCAATAGAAACAAAAGATACGAAAACGGCTCTTGCGGTAGCAAATTTGATGCAGGAGGGTGCGCCGATAGAAAAAATTCAAGAGGTTGCGGAAGCGATAACTAAAATAGAAATCCCAACTGATATAAACGCGGGGCTAAACAACGCTCTTAATTCTGCCAAAGACCTTGACGAACAGATGAAAATATTGGCTGAAACGATGTTCGGAATGACGGTTGATGAATTGGCGAACGCCCTTAATTACGATGATGCGGTAAATGTCATCAATGCGATTCAAAATTATTTACAAAACGAGGTTTTCCGCGACGCTTACACGTTAAAGATAGATGCGGATATTTCAGCGGTTGTCGCGAAACTTAAAGCCCTTAATATCAAGAATCTCCCTGAACTTAAACTACAAGGCAAGCAATCTGGCGGTTATACGGGGGAACTACCCGAAAATCAAGTTGCGGGCGTTGTACACGGCGGCGAATGGGTTGCGCCCGCGTGGATGATACGAAAATTTCCTGAACTTTTTGAGACTTTAGAAACCGCTCGATTCAGGGGTTATCAAGAAGGCGGGTACGTAGGTTCAGCGAACGGGATTGTATCGGGTGCGGGTTCTGCCATTGGAACATCGCTCGATACGTTAAAAAATGTTGTTGATTATATATCAGATACGTTCTTGAAAATCATTGATAATTTGCAAGGCGTTCTCGGGGAAGAAACAGCCGTCCAGTTGCGGACATTGGTAGAAGGCATGAAGAAATACGTCGGGGAAATGCCCGGGCTGTACAAAGAGGGATTACAACAAATAGACGCGCTATCAAACGAGTTATCGAGTATGGGAGACGATTTCAAAGAAACGAATACGGCGATGGAAACAGCGGCTAACGAGCTTTCAAACGCGACAAATGCGATACAGGAGCAAGCTGCAAGTTTAGGCGTAGGAGTTACCGATATCGCGTCAGCGGTTCAATCGGCATTTTCCGCGAACACATATGAAGAGTTTGTAAGCAATTTTTCGCAATCACTCGAAGAAATGACGAAACAGGCTCTTATAAATGCGTTCCTGTCATCGGAAGTTGCCAAAGCGTCAATGGAAAAACTTTCGAGCTTGTTCGTTGCGGCAGTGAAAGACGGTACCATTTCTTCGGAAGAATTGAGCGGGATAAAAGCCGCCGAGCAGGAATTACAGGGATTGATGAAAAACACGTGGGATGTTCTCGCGGGTTTGGGATATGTGAATAAACCCGAAGAACAAACGGCGTCGACGGAAAAGCAAGATACAGCGTTCACAAAGTTTCAAAACTTCTTGATGGAACAAGCAAAAAAAATATTTGAAACGATCAAGAATTTCGTTATAAACCCACTAAAAGACGGAATGAGCAAGGTTTTGTCACCCGCCTTCAAGCGGTTGCAAGAACCGTTGTATCGGCTTGGGTTGCTGCTTGGGGAAATTCTTCTGCCAGTCGTGGAAGCGTTAACGCCGATATTTGAGGCATTGGCAATAGGGTTGGCGTACGTGATAAATGTTATAATTGGTGTGGCGAACGCGGTTATCAGTCTTGTGAATCTTATTCCTTCGGTTAACATTCCAACGATAAATTATATTGATATTGCGAAGCTGAAAGAGGGTTTCGCGTCTGAGCAGGAAGAGTCTGAATATTCAAACGAAACGACCGCCGGTTGGAATCAGCCGATAACAAACAATTTTGCAATTACGTTTACAGGAAACACAATATTAGATACAGATGATAAAAGTCTTGAAGTCCTTTCAGACGCTCTTATAAGATATTGGAAGGACAAAGGGGTGAAGGTATTTGCCTAACTACGCCACAATTTCGGCTGGGGAGATAAGTATCGGCTTTGATCCCGTGAGTTACGACGGAACCCCGTCGCACACGACAATAGAAAATCGGAGTGTCACCGGTGTTATCTATCGCGTAAGGGTAAAAATCCGAAAAACTTGGAAGCTGTCTTTCTATTGCACGAAAGAGGAAAAAGAGACGATAGAATCACTTAACGCCGAAAACACGGTAAGTCTTACAGAGGATTCCGGGGCACATACTTGTATAATGGATATAAGCTCGATAACCGCAATATCACTGATAGACGGCGAAGAATTATACAAAGTTGATATCTCGCTCGAAGAAACCGGGGCGTCAACATGAGCGTGAAAATTGAGAGAAAGATAATAGCCGGCTGGGAAGATATAACAGATATGTTAGAAAGCGGAAGGCTCTCATACCAGAGAGCCTTTTCGACTTTCTGTGGGTCGGAAGCTGTTCTCGACATACACGAATCTGACGAAGCAACGGCTTTCGCGAAGTACGCCAAAAAAAGCGTGATACGAATCTCGCAAACAGAAAGAGCGGAAAAAAACTTTTTGGACAGCGATGTGCTGCTGTATGGGACAATCGAACGCCATTCTTGGAATGAGGACACCAAAAGTGTTCGAGTTACAGTAAAGGATTTGTTGTACACAAAAGTTGAAAGAAAAATCGCTGGGTTTCTGTTCGTTGGAAAAACAGTAACAGAGATAATGACAATCATTGCGGCGGAACTTGATGTGAACGTCGTTTATACACCTAACGCGCCCGGCAGCTGGGTGAACCCTCTTGTACCCTATTATTATATTCAAAATGATGTGACATATAAAGAGATTTTGTCTCACATCGCGGAATCGATAGGCGGGCGGATATACTGCTCGCCCGGGCTTCCAACAGCAACGATGGTTGTCGAGGCTGGGTGCCTTGTTGCTGACACGTCAGTATATGATCCGACACCGTATCTTTCGCTTACTGCTGACGAGGCTGTTAACATAACATTTGAGTACCCGCCGAGAGAACATAACGCGTGGACGGTCAAGTGCTTTTCCAAAACCGTCAAAACCGATACGCTATATCTTGCAACGATAGACAATGAGTTTGTTATCCCGTCTTCTGGCGTTGGTACGGGAGACGATCTGCATTATATCGAATTTGATATGCCGGTACTAAAAATAATCGCGAATAACATTGATTTTACAGGGTGTCCAGATGTCGCGTTTGATTCGGTTGTTTACAACTCGAACTTTGTGGATGATAATCCCGCGGGATATTTGAAAAATCCGTTTAGAATGCAGATAAGATTTACAAACACTTCTGGTTTTGAACGAAGTCTGCTGTATTGGAATATGAAAATTCAGGGTGTTGATGAGCAAAACGTCGAGGTGTCAATAGATGATTCGCTGGAAGATGGTTACAAAAACGAGTATACATTACAAAGCGATATAATCGTAGAAGATTCAAGTTGGAACACAAGGCGACTAAACTGGGAAAAGGCGTTCCCGCAAGAAGAACTGCAATTTACAATCGTCGATCCGGCAAAAATCCCACTCATCGGGGCTTGGGATGGCACGTACTCTGATCCTGATTATACAATCGATTACGATGGTGCGAAGATTGTCCCCGAACGTCTCGGATACTCGATAGACAAAAGAACTTGGGAAATTGGCGGGAGGGCAGATAGAGCGGCGTTTGATTCAAGTGTTGTTGATTCCACGACTACGCACGGAGGCTCAGTCCCGGCTGCACCCGAAATAACGATTGCGGAAACGCCTGACGCTCCAACGTTATCTTCGGAAGTGCGAGCCGATAACAAGGTTTATCTGCTTGTAACCGTTGCTGAGATTGGAAGCTATGAAGTTGATATTTACAACAACACGCGGGAATCACAAGCCGGGATGATAAGGGCGGAAGGAGGGACGTCGCCGTTTATAGTTGCGTTCCGTGCGAACGAAAGCGAGAGTTATAAAGTGCGGGCACGAATATCAACGGCAACTGCCGTTTCTGAGTGGTCTGAATGGTCAACTAATCACACAACCTGTTCAGCTGAAACTCCAAACACTCCAACCCTCGCCGCCTTAGAAAAAACATATACCTATATTTCAATCGTGTCCGCGACTTGGACTCATACAAAGAAGCAGAACCATTCGCACTATGAAGTTGAATATTATGAAGGAACTGGCGATCAAAAAAAGCTGATTGGAATATTCTCGACCGTACAGCAGACATTCTCGCTGCAAGTATCCGAAAATGTGCTCGTAAGCGTTCGCGTTCGTGCTGTTGACAGTGATGGAAAGGTTTCTGCGTGGAGCCCCGAGCAAACCACGACATCGCTTTATGACACGGCGGCACCCGCGACGCCTACGAGTGCCGAACTTGTGGGATGTGCGACTGGAATTCTTTTCTTCTGGGTTGCTTCTTATGATCCCAAAAGATTGTATTTCGAAGTGCAAAGAACCTACGCAGACACGGCAGACAGTTGGGAAATGATCTGGTACACAAAAGAAGATTATTTCGAAGATACGACTGCCGCTGACGGCAAATACTACTATTACCGCGTGCGCGCAGTAAAGCCGAACGGTGTTACCTCCGGTTGGCTCACATCGGATTCTTCCGGCGATGACATTCTTGAAGGAAAAATCTCGAATTTTCGTGTTGGGAGCATTGATGCGGGAAAGATCACGACCGGTTATCTGGATGCCGCCAGAATTGAAGCCAGAACAATACACGCGTCAAAACTGGCGATAATGTCAGAAACCGATGACAAGATCGAGTTGGAAAACAACGTAGAGATTGGGGCGAGTGTCGGACCCGCGGGAATAGGGGGAATATATGTATATGACGCAGCAGAATCAGGGCAGGGATATATACTTAATTCGAACGGGTTGTACTACACGAATGGGCTTAAGAGTGCCAGCATGTTGATGAGTCTCATGAGGCAAGAGCTTCTGTTCAACTCTACGGTGTCGCTTACCGACGGGATAGTTGTGCCACTGCCGTTTGCGATAAAGCCGGAACGTCTGGCGATTAACGCAACATTCAAGGCGTTTCAGGGTGGTGGAACCGCAGCCCAAAAAAGGTATATTCAGACGGTTCCAATATTAGACGTAAACGGGAACGTAGAGGCAATAAGGGTTTTAGCTTATCAGATGGAAGCAACAAACACGCTTATCCCGACAAAATATAAAAGCGGCGGAGCATTATTCGCCGTATTCCCGGGTGGGGCAAACTCCGTATCGCTGCTAAAACTGTACGCAAACCTTGATTGGATGTGGGTGAATTGGGGTTCGACGGTATACGAAACCCAGATGATTAGTTTCGTTTTGCCCAACCACGCGTACAGCGGTACAGTATCTGGAAACCGAACGGCATATCTGAACGTAAATAGCTTCACGCGGACGAAAAGCGGGTTATACTACAAATCGTATAAGTTTAATTACTCGATAACTTGGGGAGACACAACCAGTGCGACATACGACTCACCCTGGTTTACAGTGCCGGCAAAGTGGGGGAGCGAGTGGCGAAACGATTATCCGAGTCTGGTGTCGTACGATAGCCAATCTTACTATACGATAGACGCAACAAAATCTGCGATAGAAGCAATCGTGGAATTAAACGTGCATCTATTAGGCGGTGGTTGAGGTGTGGATAAGAAAAAACTCGTACGGCGATTTTGAATATTTTCAGTACAAAGAACTTATCAGCGAGATAACAGCGGGTGACGCGTACAAGTATTGTGCCGATCTCGAATATATGCCCACTTCGGCGGTGTTAGACTGGGACAATGACGTGATAACAACCATTGATGAAGAAGAGCACGAACTTGACGCTTGCACCGCAATCGCCTTAACTGCATCGATAAGTGGAAACACGTTGACAATTACACGGGCAGCCTCAACCGCGGTCTGTGTTAACCGTGTGAAAGATGAATCCGCGTGGTCGGAAGGTATGGAGATTCTGCAGCAAGAATCAGCGGGAACATCGGATATAACAATCACGCTTCGACACACCGAAAAACTCTTGATATACGGGGATGGGTACGCCGATCCGAACCTCACATTTACAAACTTTATAACTATTCGTGGTGGGTCTACGCCAAGATCATCTAACGCGCCGGATGGATTCGCGACGTTTAGATTGCGTGAAGTGGATCCGAAGGCGGCACCGTTTCGAACTGGAGAGATGCAGTACAATTCCGCCAATGAAAAACTGTTTTTGAGTGTTGAAACGGACGCGGTTGGTGACTGGATACAGTTGCCCTTGCTCTCGAAAACGGTGGATTTTGTTACTGGAACAGCGGCTCCGTCGGCTACGCCGGAAAAGATCGGGCAGATGTTTATCGACACGACTAACAGTAAGGTATACGTTAGTAAAGGGACTTCGTCGTCAGCCGATTGGCTGGCACTCAATTAAGGCGGTGAAAGATGCTTGTAGATTATCTATTCGAAGGGACGGCAATACCCGAACACTCCATTGTAGCAACGGGCGAGGCGCAAAAATTCTCGCACGATAATATGTTTGATCTTGCAATAAGAACGGCAGCAAGTGGCGGCGGGACATTGCTTGTAGAGGATACCGATTATACCCTAGCGGCTTATGATCCGCGATATCGTGGGTACAATCTGATAACGTTTGCGGCGGGTTATATCGGGCAAACGTTGTATATCAACGCGAGCAAAAGCCGTGGCGACTATATGAACTCATCGAATATTAACGCCGCAATTATCGAGGGTGGCGGTGGTACGATGGCGGCGAACAGCATAAAAGGCAATCCTACCGGAGAAGCCGCTGTCCCCGTTGACATCTCCATCGCCGCGAACAAGTTCCCCGCACGGGCGAGTACTGGAAACCTCGAAGCGAAGAGTATCTCAGACTTCGGGCTCGGACTCGTTGCGGCAGCTGATGCGGCAGCAGGTCGTACGGCGTTGGGGGCGGCTCCGACAGACTCCCCTGTGTTCACCGGCTCGATCACTACGCCGATTATCAAACCCGCCTCCAACTCAACAACTGCGATACAGATTACAAAAGCTGACGGGACGACACCTGTTTTAACAACGGATACCACGAACACACGAATAGGCATAGGCAAGACTCCAACCGAACCGCTCGATGTCGCAGGCAACATCAAAGGCTCCGGCTACCTCGAACTCAACGAGATATCCGAACCGTCTGCTGGTGCGGCGGATACGGCGAGGCTGTATGCGGTTGATACAGGGGGGGTTACAAAATTGGCATTTAAGGATAGTTCTGGTACTGCCACTATATTAGGCGAAGGCAGTTCTATAAGTTCAGACTTTGGAGCATTGTGAGGTGATGGTATGGCGACGGATGCAAAAAGATTCGCGTTAGGATACTTGCCAAGTACGTTGGGATATATCGATGCGGACGCAGTACCTTCTGGCAAGTTGAGGTTTATAAAGGCAGTCACGTTTTGCAACATAGATACGAC